ACATATGCATCTGCCCAGGAAGCGCCTGCATCTCTGTCAAGGCCATATATGTCAAGATCTCCCGCGTCGAGAACTCCGGAGTCGTCAACCTTTCCATATGCCAGTTCAGCATAGGATCCTACAATCCTGTCAAGTGAGTTTATGCCAGTTGTAGGCACTGTATCTGCAGTTGCAACGGCTGCTCTGTTGAGTCTGTTCTTGAACTCATCACCCATGTAGTCGACGAGATCTCCCCATTCAACTACATCATCCTTGCCTGCAAGAAGTGTCTCCATGTCAGACTGGTTGAAGGTTGCTGCAGAGAGTGTTGGAGCAACAGGGACCTGCTTAAATGATGGTTTGATGGTGTCCGGAAGTGCTCCACTTTCAGTTATACCAGGGGAATCTGTTGAAGCTGGTGCAGTGACTGCACGATATCCGGATTTCTCCCATGGCTTGAAGCCAAGTGCACCAAATGCATTGGCAGCTGTTACGACCTGTCTCCAGAGCTCACGTCCGTACAGGATGTTTCTGACACCATCGGTGTTTGTGAGTACCGGAGCGTCTGCCTTCTGCAGGGTTGCTGGGAGACCATAGACGAGCTTTTCCATGTCTTCAATTGTCTGAACCCATCCACGGTTTATGGCTTTGGTCAGATATGCTGTCCTTGCTGTTCTCTGGGAATCGAGATCGTTTACCATGGTCTTTCCTCCTGTGTATCAATGAGTGCTGAGATCTGCTTGTACCCCATGCCGTCAGTCTTTGAACTGTCCTCCAGCATGATCTGAGCCTGGGACTTTTTCAGTTCATTCTTCTTGAGATCCGGACGCGGAGTATCTGGTTCTTTACCCTTCATTCTCTTTGCAAGAGCTTTATCAACTGCTTTTTCAACGATTGATCCAATGTCGGGTGCAGGTTCTGCAGACTTCTCTTTCTGTTCTTCCTCTTCTTCAGGATCCTCTTTCTTCTCCTCTTCTTCAGGTGTCTTGTCTTCCTTCTCGAGCTTCTTCTCTACTTCGGAAAGTCTGCCATCGAGTCCCTTGAGCAAGGTAAGTATCTCGTCGCTTTTTGCAACGGTCGATTCTACAGCAGGAGCACCGTCCGTGTCTGCTGCTTTCTGTGTTGGATTTGGTTTCGGTTCTTCTGCCATAGTATCACCTATGTGAACGTGATTTTTTGCAAGCACATTGACTTCCTCAATGCTTGCTTCCTGATTTGCTCCTACTTCGACAGGGGAGACTTCAAAAAGGTCCATGTTTTTTACAGCGTTCCAGCACATTTTTGCACTGCAAGCCTTGCCCTGGTCAAGCGGGTCGGCTCCAATAGAAAGGTCAGCGTACTCTCTCCTGCACACTTTTTCCCACACGTTATCGTAAATTCTCTGACCTTTGAAAACAATGCCTTCGAGATACACGCCGGGTCTTTCAACACCATCGGAACACATCTTGTTGCGAAGCTCGTAGTTTATCCAGCTGCCTACTCTGCGGTTGCTGTGCTGGTCCATCATGGATGCACCGGATGCCATGAAGAAATCGAGAGCTTTCTGAAATGCTCCTATCTCCACCACATCGCCCTGTCTATCGACAAGCTCCACCGATGCCCAGCCTGCAAAATAGCGTGCATTTTTCTTGAGCTGTGACCAGGCGATCTTTGCAGCACACTGGTCATTTTGATTACAGTCGCCATCATATGCAGAATTGAAGACATCTCTCCACTTTGTTTGATCAGCTTCACTAAGCGAGTTTCTCACAGCTTCTGGAAGTTGGGAGTTTTCAGAGTAAGGCATCAAAAAACAAAAGAAGCAGTTGGTTTGCTTAAAAACTTTTTGGGGAAATCATTGAAAGTACATATTATCAGGTCAAATACAGGAACATGAGTTGAATTCTTTTCAATCATAAAAATAGCATGGAAAAGGAAGAGTAGTTCACTGGTTCAAATTATACCCTTCGCATATTTGTGAGGGGATATATACAACGGAAAAAAAGTGTACGGTGTTTTGTGCTTGACATGCACAACCAAACCATAAACTTCTTGAAAAAAGTGTACGCTTGTGTATTATGAAAATTAAATTTACATTTATAAAAATTCGACATTTTTTCTTAACAAAATAAACAGACAATAATTCTTTATATTATGCACATATTTAATAATTTCATGAATCAAATATGTTCATGTTGTAAGAAGGGAATTGATTATGACATTGGAATCATTTACTTGAAAAAGCTTGGCAAAGCTTCAATATGTAATTTTTGTTTAGAAGAGTTAAAGGATTTATTAGAACTTAATTCTCTCACTCAAGAAATGAATTACCTAAAAAGCTCACATGAAACTCTAAAAGGCTATCAAGAAGATGATGTTGCTGATATTGAAGAGTTAAAAGAGCGTATAGAAGAATTAGAAAAAGTTACTGCCACCAAATAGTAACTTTTTACTTTCCATTTTTGTCTTTTCGATCTTAATTAAATCATAATTTCAGGCAAGCTTCTACAAAATTGATTCCTAACTTTGTCATAGAGAATGTAGGAATTGGAAATGAAGAAGAATCTAATACCTCCAAGTTTTCGAGTGCTTTAGCAAAAGCATCAAATAATTCTTCTAAGGAGTTATCTATTAAACATCGTACTCTTAATAAATTGTCGATACTGATATCTATTTCCTCGGTTGTAAATTGTAAATCATCTCTAAGTTTAGTTATAGGAATGGCATAATCAGTAATACTGTTAATCCATGCATAACGACTATATTGATTTGGTGGAGGGGAGGGCAAAGCTGAATCATATGTAAATTTTAGAATCTTGGCATCTGTGGAAGTCAGGTTTTTTATAATTTCAATAAAAGCATACCTCATTTCAAAATCAAAATTAAAGTCTAGGTTATTGGTTATTAGGGTACACCAAATATCTTGCAATTCGTCTTCTTCTTCCAAACATGCGTTCTCGATCATCGGTATCGCATATTTAGGAGGAATTGGTCTAAAAGTTGTCAGACCTCTTTTTTCAGTAAATTCATTAACTTTATCAAACATTCTTATCTGGCGTTGCCAACGCTTATATTTCAAGGTGTCTCCAAGTATCCCAACTGCTTCTTCAATCGGATATCCCAATACGTTTGAGAGGAAACCACCCAGCTTGTCACCACTATCAAGAGCTTTCGTCCCGAATTTTGCAGTCTCTGCAATAGCTTTTGAAGTTTCTTCAATTTCAGTCATATAAAGAACTAGCCTATCCTTAGATATTAGTCTTTCGACATTAATTTTAGATGATGGGGACAATGATTTTCCTCATCTCCTTAGTATTCATGTTAAATTCCTCTTCTTGCACCCTATCCTTTATCTTTTTCAATGTGCTCCTATGCTTAACCCCAATATTCCTAGCTTCAGCAGGCGTTAAATTCAGAATGAATTCCCGTATCTTTTCAATATCATAATACGTCTCAACATGATTACTCTCAAGCTCCTGCAACCCTGAGACCCATTGTACAGGTTCTAGTGCAACATAACCTTGATAATATGAACTTCTGACCTTTTAGTAAATTAACACCATATTTAATGGTGGCAAAAAGATAAGTTTATAATCTCAGTAGCTTACTTCAAAATATGGTAAGAAAAGGTAAGCAACTTGAGGAAACTGTGGCTTTTTTACATAAAATGTTAGAGGATCGTCCATGCAAGATAGAAACCCCAGATTTGATAGAAGACAAAATCACGGGACAGAAAAGAGAAGTGGATATTTCAATAAAAACAGAAGTTAGTTCTATTCCCCTTACAATAATTGTGGAGTGTAGAGATAGAAAATACAAACAAGACGTAACATGGATCGAACAAGTAGTAACAAAATGTCGAAACCTCAATGCAAACAAAGTGATAGCCGTTTCGGCAAATGATTTTACGCAGCCTGCAAAAGAAATGGCAAAACACTATGGGATAGAAACACGTGTCTTAAAAAACATTACACACGATGATGTAAAGTCGTGGTTTGCATTTGATTATGTAGAGCTGGAAATCGACAGATTTAATATTGTAGGTCTAGAAGTTAAATTAGTCAATGGCAAAATAAATGAATTCCCATTAAACACTAATGATGAAATATTCGTAGTTGACACAGAAAAAATATCTTTGAGCAAGCTTTTTAGAAGAGAAATAATGTGTAAACAAGATATTTTTATTGATGTTCCCTTCGATGGCACAAAAATAATAAAGCAATTTGAGATAAACGACACTGAACAGAAATATAAGCTGGAAATACCGGAGGAAGAAACATATCAACTAGATAAATTGATCTTAAAAGTTAAATTATATCGAGACTTAAAAAATATATCAATATCGGATATTGTCAGATACAAAGATGAAAATAAAACTATCATTGAAAGAATAAGTTTCCCAACAGTAAAAATAGGCGATGGAGAATTTAACTTTGGATTTATAAGGAAGGAAAACAAAGAAACTTAAAATTATTTACTTCACAGGCTCTAGTGCTAAGTAACCATGTATTATGAAAATATTAAATTATTCTCCGATGCATTTTATATCCACATCTCCAACCTTTCCCTAACATGAGCATTAAGAGTAAATGGCTTCTCAGCTTCATCATTCTTCTTCATGTATATGTCCCAACAGAAGGGGTAGGTAATAAAGATACCATATTGTTGATGGAATTACTTGATTACGAGTAAATCATCTAAAATGTTTTCTTATTATTTCTGATGCACGCGCTTCTGCGTCATAGAAAGCAGGACGAAGGAAAGGGGAAGGTTCTGTGCCATGCCTAGTTATCTTCCACCTGATGGAATTCGCAACCTTCCTGACCGCAGTCTTTGACCTGGATGATATCCCGAACAAAGAGGCATTCCTTCTGACCCATCCGATAATAGGTTCCTCCGGAGGCATATGTGGATATGTTCCGTACTCGTTCCAGGTAGCTTCCGGAGAATCATATATAACAATCTTCTCCAGAAACTCACGTTCAACTCTGGCCGATTTCTTGAGTGTAGCACGATCAACTGGAACAAGATCCTGACTAATTGCAAAGACCTCATCTGCTACATCGTCTAGGCCTGCATCAAGCTTACCGAAGAAGTTGTCAATGGCTTTAGGATCGGTGTCTACAACTACTCGACTCATACTACCCTTACAATTGTGGATCGTTCATTGGGGTGAGCAATAAATGAGTTCCACCCCGTCCAGGAATTCCCGAGACCTCCTTCTGATATCGGTCTTGTTGATACTTCCTTGTAAATCTCTTTCAACCGGTCAAGTGTGACAGCTCCTCCCTCTGCTGCGACCTTCTGAGCAATCAGTTCGGATATATCAGATACTCTATGATCGCCTGAATCAGAGGTCCTGAACAAGAACACTTCACCACGTTCCTCTTCCATTTTTTTCCAGCCAATTTCCCTGGCACGCATGGCAACTGCAGAAGTCTCTGTCCTGGCTATCATCTCAGCTCTGGCAGAGTCGAATGATGTGGCTTGTACAATGGCATCTGTGAGTCTATCAAGTCCGAGTTCTCCAGTCTCAAATGCATTCTTGATGATGTCATGTATAGCTTCCACATCTTGCTCAGTTGCATCTTCGTAGAATGAGTAGAGAGCACCCTCTGCAATTGCCTTCAATGCATCAGATGCGAAGTCTTTGACAAGATAATCACCTGTATCAATTGCAAATGATTTAGTAGTAGGCTCTCCAGCGTTTCTTTGAGGATCCTCTATTGAAGGAAAGAATCCTCCGGATGAGCTGTGACGTTCTTCAGGTGAAGTAGCTTCTCCCGAGAATACGAACTCACCGTCTACATACTCAACATCAAATCCCATGTCGTACATGCCTCTTGCATTGGAGATATCTTTGGCAAGGCGTTCCTTCTCGGCCATTTCATCCTGTTCTTCGTTAGGGCTCAACTGCAGGACATAATCAGTTATACCAAACTGGGTACAGAGCCATTCCAGGACCTTTTCATTGTAGATAGTCTGACCATCTTCAACAGCTCTGTTGGTGACGGTCATCTGCAGACCTTCATTGTTCAGACCTCCTGAGGTAGAAGTATCTCCCTGGAAGATCAATGAGACACCGAACCGTGAGGATATCCTTTCACGGAGTTCTTTCTTAACCTCTAGCATGTCAAGGTTAGGATCCTGCATTAATTGAAGCATTGTTGCCTGTCCCTTGCTGTCGGTGTTGTATCCAATAAGGGGAATGTAGTAAGGGTCATCCTGCAATTTGAGCATTGTTTCATCCCAGAACTTTCGAAGGCTGTCCGGGTTGTTTGTTGGGAACGTAGCAATTCCGGGAGCTCTTCCTCGCTCATAGAATGTCTTTGTTCTTTTCTCCAGATAATGATAAGCCATAAGGTCATCGATCATCTTGAGAGCTGGAGGATATCCGTACAGGATTGAAGGATAGTATTTCGATGAATGTAATATCTCGTCTTTGAGGTAGTACTGCTTGTTTTCGGTAGAAGTGGTCTCGTAGTATGCCTGCTGCAGGAGAGCCCCACAGACAGGACATTTGAGTCCAGGTTCATGCTTCATCTTGTCTCGATGAGTAGGACAGAGCCAGATATCACCGCCCATACGTCCATCCTTCTTTACCATCTTTTTTATGTCACGTGGGTCAATTGAAAGGATCTCTTTGACATCTTCCAGGGCAATGTCACCATCTCTGTCATACTCATAAGCTTTGACAAGAAGGAGATAAGCATTGTCAGCAACGTTTAAGTTGAACTCAAAATCTGAAAGAACTTCCTTGAGGGATTGGCCATTGTAGTTGGCCTTTTTGATGAACTTGTCGAGTTTCTCTATTTCGGCATAATCAATTTCGTCGGTTGAATTCTCGTCTGCGTTTTTCCAGTAGAATCCATTCCTGAACATTTCCTGTTTGAGTTTGAGAACAGAATCAGAGAAAACAGAAACTTCCTGTTCCAAGTAGTAGGCCAGACCAAGCGAAGGAGCAATGTTTCCACGAGCATATGATTCGTGATGGCCAATACCTGGACGGTTGGAAGGGAGTTTTTTCATTATGTAATTGGCGAGCTTCTTATCGATATATTGCTGAACACGTGACATAAAATGAGAAGAAGCAGTTGGTTTACTTAAAAAGATTATGGAGCTTCCGATTAGTCAAACAAATAGGAAATATTCTTCCGCACCTGCAACCGATGCGAGTAAAACCGAGATTGTATAAAAAGAAAATAAGAATTTTGCAGTATGTCGTTGGAAGTTACAAAAGTGTTACTTAATATTAAAAAGCTCTTTAGTATCTTGGATGCCTGCCTTTACTGCTTCGTTATCATCTAGTCCAGTGTCTTTATACATGAGAGCTTTAAAAATGGATAGTAAAATAATTCCGTTTGCATTCATATCGATTTCCTTCATTTGGCAGAGTTGGACGATATTAATACATCGCTCGATAAAGGATGGGCTAATACGTATTTATAGTTATGAACCTCTGATTCATTAAAACTACTTAACAAACGAGTTATCTTAAAATTATCAAGATCAATTACATATCTTTTCTTTACACAATCATTGTATAAATCCCATATCTGAACCCTTTCTTCTTCAGTTAATTTACGATAGTACAAATCATCAACAGAATAGACGTCCTCGTGTTGCTCATAATATACATCAGTATAATTTATAAAAACAAACTTCTTGATCGAAACTCTTGTAGACATGTTTTTTAAAGTGGAATCACTTTCGATTTGTTTACGTACGTCATGTAGCTTATAATAGCTACCTGTTTCATAATACGATTCCCATTTTGAATAAAAATCATCTATTTGATAGGGTCTGCCTCCGCAGTCGCCTATGACAAATAATTCGTTCTTTTCTAAATCCCCACGCCATTCCATATTTAAATATCCATCTATTAAAAAATATTTGTGCAAAGTTGAATTATCTTTCTGATATTCAATTTCAAAAAAAGTCATTGGATAACAATATTCTATAGCGTTGACATGAAAACCATTATTTGATACTATTAACCACTCAAAATGATTTGTTTTATCTCGTTCTTCTTGAAAAATAAAGTGTGGTTGATGATTTATTTTGTCTACATGCAATTGGTTTTGAGATATATTATAGGTATTAAATGCTATTATTATGGAAAAAACCGTAAGTAAAGCCATTAAAATGTTCATGATTGTTTTTTGTCCATCATTTGATTGACCCATATTTCCCCTCCGAAATAAACATTATAATGTTAACTGCTGTATTAAATTTGTATCGACTTGAATTTCTACACTTTCCTTTATTATAGGTTATCTTCGTCTTGTTTTCCTTTACTTGGCAATAAAGGAAAGCGAAATTATTCTGCAGCTTGAATACGAAATCGGTAACTATCTGAACCTCATGTGAAAATACCCAAATAATAATTTTGATTTAGTTGTTGTTAACCCTTCTTGCAGAATTGGTGAAACTAATAAAAAAAGGTAAGCGCACCAGAATAATAGAAAACAGGTTACTTATTCAAATAAAATATGAAGCTGTGAAACAGGTTCATCAAAAACGTAATAGAAATCGTCCATGATGATCCTTCTGTATTCACAAACCCAATTAAATTGACATACGAGTTTTACTTGATTTATTTGTTCAAATCCTTAAGTGGTCTGGATTTAAATGTTTCTATCAAACTCTTTGGCTCCAGCTTAGCAGACTTTAACTCATCATATATTTTCAACCTCATCTGATCATCATTAACTTCGATAGATTGGAATCGGATTCTTCTAAAAATACCTGAAATGGTTTCAAACATTTCGCGCATTTCATCAATATGAATATAGTACAAATCATTTGAGTGTGCAACTGCCTCTGCAGCTAACTTTGACTTTTTTGATATCACCACACATATCTTTTCATCAAAATCATCATAGTTTGAGATGTTTTCCTTTGCCCAGTTATGATGGCCATGTGCCTGTCTGCAAGTTTGAACAAAGACACTACCATCATCCTTCTCCTCACTTTTAGCTTCAAATAACACTAAAATATTATCATTTAGCGTCCAAACACTATCAGGCGTAGCTGTCGATCCGGGATGATTAGTTTCAAACCCTAATAGTTGACCTAATTTTGTAATCCCTAATTCAAAATTACTGGATGAATTATCACTTATCAAATCTCTAATATCATTTATTTTATCTTCAAACTTTGGACCTACTAAACCTAATTTCTTAATATGTGCTTGAATATTTTCTATTGCATAACCTGAAAGTAAATCTAAATCAATGCTTTCAGTTGATTTTTTAGGTGAATGTAAACTCGAAAACCAACTAATTGTCTGTGAAGATTTTGTTGCAATTCCGAAAAATTGATCGCATATTTCTAAGTAATTAGAATCATTTGATTTTTGAGCATGTAGCAATGCTGCACTTCCGGCAAAATAGCTCCATAAAGCTCTATAATCGGTAAACTCATCTCCTGATAAACTATCTACAATTTTACGAGCTTGAGTTAAAGCATCATCATAACGTTTATTCCATAAACAATACTGGAAATTAACTTCATTCTTGACAACAGAACTCAATACATCACTTCTACTATCCTCTTTAAACACCAAATTATCTCTGAAATATTCGATTTCTTCCTCTGCACCGTCCCATTCATCACCGTGTTCCATAAACATATCTATGAGTTCAGAAAGATCATTTAACTCATTGTCTCCACTTTGCTGAAGCCCGAATTTCAATTCTGCATGCAATTCTGGATGCATTTCTTCACGATTTTCTTTAGTTTGACAATATTTGAACAGATCAGTTCCAATTGGAATTACGACTGAATAGTCAGAAGCTCCTCTTGTACATCGCCCAGCTGCTTGAGTAAATCGAGTTCTAATGCGGTCTTTCAAAATTGAAATAATTCCCAAGCGTGATAGTAAAAAACGTTCTTGTAAATTTGCAGCAGCTGGCAATCCAGCTATTATCAGTTGACGGCACGCATCTTCAGCAAGATCAATACCGTCATATCTATTTGTCAATATAAGTACAGCTTTGTCGTCTGCGATGAAATTATCCAAAGATTCTTCAATGTCACCTGAATAATAGTATGTATGGTTTACTCCACATTCATCGAGCTTAAATTTAATGATCTCTGCTGTTTGATTGTCAGGACATAAAATAAGAGTTCTATCACGCTTATTTATGTTTTCAGTAATAAAGTGAATGTATTCACTCATAGTATGCTTATAGTCAGGTAATACAAAAAACCGTCTTCCGGATCCTTGTTTATCCCACCCTGCTGGAATACTTAACTTTTTTATTTCTGGAATACCTGTTATTCTTTCTAATTCTCCGCCCTTTCCCAAGGTCGCAGACATATAGATTCTTTGGTTAGCAGAAATAAAAGGGTCATGGGACTGTGTAGGGGGAATCCATGGTCTTATCAAGATTCCAGAAGATGATATGTACATATTACATGCTGCTAAATTATCTTGGATGGAAAGATAAGAGTAGAAAAGACTAGGTTCTTCTTTTGAAATCCGTGAAGATAACAACTCTTCTAATTGATCAATTCTTTCATAGAAATGATGGCTATGGACTTTCTCAATAGTATTTTTTCGAGAACTTGTAGGGTTAGATAGAGAATCAACAAACCCCTTTGGTAATACATCTTTAAAAAGATCAATTATTTCTCGGAATAGGTCATTAAAGGAACTTATGTTCAAAGACCACATAGAAGCAATGTAACTTTCAGCTCCATGAGCATCATCGCATATTATCACATTGGAATCACCAAAACGTCTACCCTGGTTAAATAACGCACTATATGTAGAAATTGCAATTGCATCTGCATTTAAAAAGTCACTGAAATCTTCTGTAGAATAATCATTTTGTCTGCCTACAAAAGCATGTGCTTTAATGTTATATTCAGCTGCTTTATCAAGTACTTGATTAACCAATTGTCTTGTTGGGCAAAGATACAAAATTCGTTCGCCATTGACAATTCTTCTGTATTCACCGATTAAAAGACCAACTAAAGTTTTTCCACTTCCTGTCGGCAATTCAAGTGCAATATCTCGAGCTTTATTGTTACTCATGTAATCTCTAAGAATATCTGCTTGATGAGACCACAAGCTTTGAATTGTGGAAGTTCTATTTTTCCGTGTCAAATCACGAAAGAGTGATTCAGGATCGGTTGGATTATATGTGTTTGAAGATATTTTACTAAAGCCAACTTTTTTTTCGCCCATATATATAAATAATAACTTATACATTATTAAGTTTTCGAATTGTATTCATCAGTAATTTTTGTATTACTTTGTCAGTAACAATCAATTAAAACAATAAAATGAATAGCTTACCTGCATTACTAGCCTGTGCCAAAATATCCATTTTCTGCATTTTCATTTCCTTTATTATGGGTTATATGCAACGTTCATTCCTTCATACATTTTGACTTCTTCAAGCCCAGTATTTCTCTCAGATTGCCCCTAATAATAGAGGAAACTGTGTTGAAATCACAGCCCATCTCAATGCAGATCTGGTTCATTGAGATCCCATTTGCATACATGACCAGGATGGTATGCTCTGATTCTGGGATATCAACGTCTATGCGAACAGTAGTATGCTTCTCCTTCCTGTACTTCCTGCGTACATTTCCGGATAATGGTGTCTTCTTCATGCTCTCCAGTTCTCCTCACCAAGTGGTGTTTGTAATCCACAGCGGTTACAGTTGAATACATACATCAGATGTCCATTGCCGCATTTCGGACAGATCCAGGGCAGTGGCATTATTTTCGTTATATCCACATCCTTTGGAACATCAAGAAGGCTTTGTTTTCCCAGGTAACGAGCTCCATGCTTTGTGGAATGTGTATCGACCATCAGGTCGTCGAGTTGCTTTGCTTTTGGCCAGCGGAAGCCAGCGTCTACTTTTCGGCCATGAATTGTCATTTTGTGTTCTCTCCGTTCAAAAGTTGTAGTTTCCGATTCCACCGATTGATCTGTATTCGTCCCCAACATCACTGAAAATAGGATACCTAATTGCATCCATCAGGTGATCATAAGCCTTAACAGGCTCATCGATATACTTGCCGTCCTTGTCCTCCTTCCATTTATAATTGTTAACTTCCGTGTAGATGTTTGGGCTCCTGGCTTCATCCACGTGAATCTTACATCCCTTCACAAAATCAATCCCCGCTTTGACATCCTTCTTCGATGGCCTGGAATTGTAACCAGCATTACGAAGTTCTTGTATCCGGTCAGGCTCGGCACTATCGCAAAAAATATTAGCACGACTGTCAATCTTCATGCTCTCAAAACGTGACAACAATTCGCTTGTAGTCATGCCTCTTTCGTAAAGCAGTTCCCGGATGTAGTATTCTTCATCGTACACCCAAATTTCAACCATTGCCATGGGAGCATTAAAACCAAAATCAATACCGTACATGTGCTTTGCACTTGCTAAACCAGACGGCCATTGATCAGCATCTTCGAATGACCAATTTTTGTATATCTGGCCTTTCAGGACACCAGGGAGACCAAGGGTATACACCCGGTAGAAGTTTTCATCAAGTTCGGAAAAGCTTTCAAGTTCCTCAATAAAAGCATTTGACAAGAAGCGCAAATTGTCTTTGTAGGTGCTATGCTGAACAAAGATACGGTCATCTGAACTTGCCTGATTCACAACGTTCTTAATAACCCAGTGGTCTTTATCAATAGGATTAAAGGACATGTAAATAACAGCGTCTTCACTGGTCCTGCTCAGCCTTATCCTGAGTTGCTTATAGTCATCTTCTGTGAACTCGGTTACTTCTTCAAGCCAGATCTCTTTGAATTCCGCACCTTTGATCTTCTCAGAGTCGTCGAGTGACAGATAGTACAGTTCATTCTTTCCAACTCTGAAAACGTGCTCGGTCTTATTTTCCTCGTATGGAACATCCCAATCATCCAGAATGTCCTTTAGGACCAGATAAGTTGCCGCTTTCATCCTGGGAAACGTCTTTCTTAGGACGGCTCGCCTGTACCCATCTCCATTACATAACCGCGTTATGAAGTGCTGAGCCAATGATATTGATTTACCACTACCCGAACCACCATAGTAGCATTTGATACGCTCTGGTCGATTGAAAGTTTCAAAGAATTTGGAGTTGCAGACATCGTATTGCATCAGTCACCCCGCTTGCTACAATCGATCATCTGAAGCTGTATGTTAACGTCACTGTTGCTGAATATATTCTGAGGAGCGGTCTGGTATTTTCCAAGGACCTTGTTGATTATGTCCAGACCTGCAAAAATCTTGTCAATTGCCTGAATAGCTGTACGGTAATCTCTCTCTTCTTTTGCGTCCTTGCATATGCCTTTGAGCTCGTCAATACATGCCATCGCCTCGTCAATAGTATTGATCTCAGCCTCTGCTACCTTGGCTTTGAGTTTATCGGACTTAGCAACAGCAATCTGCTTATCTTTCTCTCTGGAGGCAAAGAACCGCTGCACCGATGACTGAGTGATTATTTTCCCGGATTCTTCAGATAAGGTTGCAGCAATATCAGCATATGACTTGTCCTTATTTTCATGCAGGTCAACAGCAAGATTTTCCAGGTTGAACTTTACAATTTTATTTATTGCCATGCTTCACTCACATGATTCGTTTTCATTCGAATTGACTATTTTTGACAATCGTACTGTTTTTGCCTGGACTACTTTCATCACTTCACCACAGGAATGACATTTAACCTGGTCAACCGGTTCGATTATATGAATAAGATCCTTGCAGTACAGGCAATGTCTGGATACTGGTTTGAATGTCATGCAATAACCTCAGCCATTTTCTTGGCGAACCATTCTTTTGCTTCAGATGTGCTCTTGAATTGATACAGGTCAACAATACGAGGCCAGTTCATGCCGCCTTTTTTCCAGAGCTTGATAGTGCTATCCTTGAACTCTTCGAACTTCTGAGTTCTCATGTCCTCCAGGAACTTGCCAGTAACATTATCTTCCTGCTCAGTGGCTTTTTGTTGCAGCTTCATTTGCTCTTCGATCATCTTGACCTTCACAAGGTTTTGTTCGAGTTCGGCAAGCTGTATTCTTCTCAGGGATATCTCCTCTTCAAGGAGTTGGGAAGGAACTATTTCAGACAGACATGCAGTCAGACCATCATCAAGGATATTTGAGAACGTTTTTCCATGGATATCCTTCGTGGATTCAAATAATATTTTTTTCTCATGTTCAATTGACAATGTGATTGGAACTTTCATTTTTCACCTGAGTATATGGGGAGAATATTGTCCTGTTCGCCATACGTATGGTATACGTACGTATACTATACGCATAAAAAGACCCTAGGCTCTTTCTATGTGGCGGACGTTCGCAGCGTACTGGTTTTTTTGGGGTTTGGGGGATTTAGAGCATACGTATGGTATACGTATATACGTATCAATTTACAATGTTTACACCTCTATACCTTCGGAGTGAGTTAGTTCATCGGAAACTTGTTCGAAGTACTTCTGCTTGTCAAACGTTTGTTTGTCAAAATCAGTTTCAAAAGTACTTTTTATCGTATCCGTTTTAAGAGGCACTGCAGCATCTAGCATTTGTACTTCGGTTGCAATTGAAGCAAGCTCATTATTAGAGAGGGTGGCACATGAGATTGCATCAGCCCATGGTTCAAAGATCACTTCTTCATCACAGCTGGTGTATTCAGACATGTAAGGATCTTCAGCACACATCTGGAAGAATCGGTCAAAATTAGTAATGCGTCTCTTTGTAGACGCATCATAAACACAGAGTTCTATTCTTCCAGGACCTGCAAATATAAAATATGGGTTTTCCAACACTTTCAGGAATC